GTCTTACAACGACGAACGCAATAGTGAAGTTGTTCGATCTGATGATATGTTACATTTTCGTATCTTTGTTACCGGTAATTCACTTTACCAATACGTTGGAACATCACCACTACAGGCACTAATTAACGAACTATCTTTTCAATCTCTATCTAGTAGATTATCACTTAATACGCTCAAAAACTTCATTGCACCTAGTTTAGCTATTTCAGTACCGGAAGCTCAATTGAGTAAAGAATCTAAAGAAACTATTAGAGACAGCTTTCAAGAACAGTATTCTGGAGCAAATCAAGGCAAGCCAGTTGTATTAGACCAATCAGCTACCGTTGAAGCTATGCCAACGATTGACGCTAAGACAGCTGAATATCTGAACAATGTAGATTGGACTAGAGCGCAAGTTAGTAAAGTGTTTGGTATTCCAGACAACTACTTAAACGGTCAAGGTGACCAGCAAAGTTCATTAGATCAGTCTACAAGCATGTTTATTAGTAGTTTTAATCGTTACATTAAACCATTTGTAAGCGAATTAGAACAGAAGTTTAAAGTTCCTGTTAAAGCAGACCTAGACCCTATTGTAGACCCAACAGGTTCTAAATATGCCGATATGATAGCTAAGTTTGCGAGTGGGAAAGCTCCTGTTTTGAGTGGTGAACAAGTAATTAACCTTCTTCAACGAAGGGGGGTGATAGATGATGACTTCGAAAAATGATGTTCGAAGTGTTTTAAATAAAGATTGGCACTTACGGGACTTAAGCAATGATGATAGTACATCTGCTATTGGACAGGTTACTGGTTACGCTTGTGTGTTTAATCAACCAAGCGAAGACTTAGGCTTTATTGAATATTGTGATCCCAACATGTTTGATGGCGTTGATATGAGTAATGTATTAGCTCTGTATAGTCACGATTTATCCAACGTTTTAGGTAGAGTATCGGCTGATACTTTAGTTTTAAAGGTTGATGATTACGGACTTAAATTTACGCTGGATATTCCAGACACAACTCTAGGAAGAGATGTTTACACTAATATCAAGAATGGAAATTTAGAAGGTTGCTCTTTTGGATTTACGATTGAAGATGATTCATGGAGTAGAGATACAAATGGTCAATTAGTTCATACAATCTTACAAATTGGAGAGTTAACCGAGATAAGCATTACACCATTACCCGCTTACACAGAGACTAGCGTTGCTGTTAGTCGTGGATTAAAGAAAGTTAATGAAGAGACACGTCGAGAAAAGGCGCGTCTCTTTTTAGATTTAATTGAGATGGAGGTTTACTAATTGGAAACAAAACTGCAAGAAGAGAAACGCGATAAACTCGCACAACTTAAAATGTTAATTTCTGACACACGGGACTTAATTAGCAAAGAAAATAGTTCTACTGAAGACGTTGAAGACAAAATGAAACAGGTACAAGAACTTAAGAAGGAAATTCAAGATATTAACACTAAGCTAGAAGCTTTAGAAAGCTTAGATGAAGGTGATGATACACCCGATGATAAGTCTGATGATAAGTCTGATGATGTACCTGATGACAAACCAGCAGAAGTTGAAAAAGATCCCGATACAGTCCCCAAAGATAAAGATAAGCGGGATGATGATGAAATTGATGATAGCTCGGACGATGACTATGTCGCCGAGGATGAACTCAATGCAAAAAAACAAAATGAAGAAAAAGGTGGTAAAACAATGGCTACAAACTTAACTGCAAAGCAAAAAGAAGAAAAGAAAGAAAACCGTACACGTTCAATTGAAAACTACATTCGTTCTCACGGTACTGTCCGAGATGCTGGATTAAAAACCGGTGATATTGGGGCAATGATTCCAGAAGAAATCATCTATAACCCAGAAGCAGAAGTTAACTCGGTTGCTGACTTATCAGCGCTGGTAACTAAGACCCCTGCTACTACTGGCTCTGGTACTTATCCAGTCTTGAAACGTGCTACTGCTGTAATGAATTCAGTAGCAGAACTGGAAGAAAACCCAGCCTTAGCTAAACCAGAATTTGAAAATGTTACTTGGAAAATTGCTACTTATCGTGGTGCTATTCCAATTTCAGAAGAATCGATTCAAGATACGCAAGTTCCTTTAATGCCAGTTATTCAAAAGAACGCTAGTGAACAACGTTTAAATACTCTTAATAAGGCTATTAGTGCTAAGTTAGTTACGTTTAACGCTAAAGCTTCAACCGCTGACACAGTAGCAGATGACTTAAAACACGTTCTTAATGTTGATTTAGATCCTGCTTATGATAAATCTATTGTCGTTTCACAATCAGCATATCAAGTCTTAGATACATTGAAGGATAAAGAAGGACGCTACTTACTACAAGAAAGCATTACAGCAGCTTCTGGTTTAACTTTATTTGGCAAATCAGTAGTTGTAGTTAATGACGAATTACTAGGTCAAGTTGGGGAAGCCCATATCTGGGTTGGTGATTTGAAGCGTGCAATTCTTTATGTTAACCGTGTGGATACACAAATTAGCTGGGTTAAGAATGAAATTTACGGTCAATATCTCGGACTAGCAATGCGTTTTGATGTCGAAGTTGCGGATAAATCAGCTGGATACTTTGTTACAGTTGGTGCTAGTGCTAGCGGTGCTGGCACTGGTACAGCGTCAGAATAGACGCCCCTAGTGAGACTAAGGATGTCCCCACTGAAACGTGGTGAGATAAAAGAAGGTGATTTCAAATGGCGGTTACAGCTTCCGATTTGATGGACGAGCTTCATATTGATACAGACGATGTAGAAACTAAAACAGTCCAAAGCTTAATTGATTCTGCTAAGGAAATTGTTACTCACAGCGTAACTGATTATCTAACAACTGAACAACTTGAAACGAAGTATCCAAAATTGTTTGACTTGGCTACCAAAAACCTAGCTACGTCGATGTATTACGACCGTGAGTTGACGAATGGAACATCTAAAGGATTCCAGATGGTAATTGTTCACTTATCAACTCAGGTTGCTATAGATATGAAGAAGGGCAGTGATGATGATGGCAACAATGAAACTTAAACCATCTGATTTTAACCGTAGAATTGCTTTTGGAAAAACAAAAGATGAATTAGATACATCTGGTAACTTTTATGTTTCAACGCTTATACCCGAATTAATTCTGTGGTGTGCTCCACGAACTAGAACCCTTAACCAACAATATCAAATTATGAAGACGGAACTAGAAGATACTATTATCGTGGTTATTCGTCATAATCCTAAGGTTAATGAAACTTACGAGGCTGAATATCGTGATGAACTTTATGATATTGTCTCAATTAGTACAGATGATACTAACCAAACGTTTGCCTACGATTTCATTACTCTTAAGAAAGTTAAAAAGGCAGGTGTTTAATATCGATTACGTTGATTTCATGGAACAGTGGCTTAAACAGGTTAAAAAGATATCGACAAACATGTCTACCAATGATAAGGCAAGGATAACTAGAGCAGGTGCTAGAGTTTTTAAGAAAGAGCTAGAACGTGAAACACGTGAGAAACACTATTCTGGGCATGACGATAAAGTCTTCGGACACATGGCGGATTCAGTTGTAATGAAAGGAACTAATATCGACAACATCAAAGATGGGACTAGCATTGTCGGGTTTGACCATTACCACGCTAGCAACGCCAGACGGTTAAACGATGGTACTAAGTATTACGTTGGTGACCATTTCATTACGAACCTTAGAGATCAAGTGATGCCGAAAGTGTTAGAAGCTGAAAAGAAAGAATACCAGAAGATTGTTAACAAGCATAAGGAGGTTTAATGATGGATAATCCTGTACTAGAGGCTAAAAACATCTTAGACCAAGCTCACTATGAATGGCTCGATGAATGCTACGTTAATTATTTACCGAAGAGCGCTCAAGATGATACGAGCAGAACTATTGCGCTAGTTACTTCGATTAGGGAAAAACCAATGCAATACGGTAATAACATGTTTAATGGAATTGAAAATGCCGTTCAAGTACAGATATTTTTTAAATATCAATTCAAAGATTCAATTCAAAAGAACAATATCAAAATCATGCAATTGTTTTTACAAAACGATTGGAAGATGGATGATTCAAAACCAATATACGCAGACCCTGACACTAAACAACTAGTCAAGGTCTTTTATTTTACTCAAAAAAATTATATAGGAGGTAGTTATTAATGGCTACAGTAGGTTTAAAGCTAGTAACACTAGCACTCAAAGATGAAAATGGGAAAATTATTACAGGCGAAGATAAAGGTTTATCGGAAAACGGATTGTTACCAGTTACCACACAAATGTGGGGTACTAAAACAGCTAACATTACAAATATTCAAGCAACTGGAACTATCAACTACGG